TAATGGTACTTCAGGTACTTCAGGAACTAGTGGATCTTCAGGTTCATCAGGTACCTCAGGTTCATCAGGTACCTCAGGTTCATCTGGTTCAAGTGGTACATCAGGTAGCTCAGGTTCATCTGGTACTTCAGGTCTTTCAGGCATCAATGGTACTTCGGGCACTTCAGGTGCAACAGGAGAACCAGGTCTACAAGGTCCTCCAGGGACTTCTGGCACTTCTGGTCTTTCAGGTATTAATGGTACTTCTGGTACTTCAGGTATTTCATTCTTTGGTACAACTTCTGGTACCTCAGGTACATCTGGCCTTTCAGGTATAAATGGTTCAAGTGGAACATCAGGTACTTCAGGAAATGGAGTAGCTAATTTTAGTAGTGGTACAGTTTCTGGAGGGGCAAGTGGGTTTACTGGAGCAACTGTACCCGATGATAGTTCATATACAGCTGCGGGGTGGATTAAAATTTCAATAAGTGGGACTGATTACTTTGTTCCAGCTTGGACATTAGCAGGATAATATTTAACTTAATAACATGTGGACTTATAAAAATCAACCGATGGAGGAACTCTCCTCTTTTCCTCAAGGAACTTATGGTTTCATTTATAGGGTTACTCATATACCAACAGGTAAAGCCTATATTGGTAAAAAAGTTCTATATCATCAAAAGAAAGTAAAACTCACTAAAAAAGAATTACTTGAATACACTCACGTAGCTGGTCGTAAACCAGCCTATAAAATAGCTATGAACGAATCCGATTGGCAAAAATACTACGGTTCGCATAAAGAAATTATGGGAATGATTCGTGAAGGTAAAGATGAAGAGTTTAAGCGTGAAATTTTAGAGTTGGTTACTACAAAGAAATTATTAACTTACTACGAGATAAAATATCAAATGCTCTACCAGGTATTAGAAAAACCAGATGAGTTCTTTAACGATAATATACTTGGTAAGTTTTATCGAAAAGACTTTGATATGTAAAATAAGTTTCGTACATTTACCAATATGGTAAACCATCTATTAGTTAATATTGTAAATTCGGTTTTGGGAGTAGGTAAAGCTACTGCTAGAGGTAATCAAGCATACCATTGCCCTTTTTGTCATCATACTAAACCTAAACTCGAAATTAACTTCGATGATATGGTTAAGGGTAATCCTTGGCATTGTTGGGTTTGTAACAAAAAAGGCACCAACTTAGCTATTCTATTCAAACAAGCTAAAGCCCCAGAAGACAAGATTACTGAGATTAGAAAACATATCTCAAACGACAATTATACAGATCGTATTCAAAAAATTGAAGCGATTGATTTACCTAAGGAATTCAAATCGCTACTTGAACTCACAAAATCCGATATTAAAGGTAGACAAGCACTATCTTATCTAAAACGCAGAGGTGTAACTAAAGCGGATATACTGCGCTACAATATTGGTTATTGCGATGGCGGTGTTTACGATTATATGATCGTTATACCGTCGTATTCCCACGAAGGAACACTAAATTATTTTGTTGCTCGTAACTTTAACCCACACTCCCCAGTAAAATATAAAAACCCACCAATGAGTAAGGATATGGTACCATTTGAATTATTTATCAATTGGTCTTCTCCTTTAGTATTGTGTGAGGGTATGTTTGATGCTTTAGCAATCAAACGCAATGCTATTCCACTTTTAGGAAAGCATATTCAAAGAGAATTAATGAAGAAAATTGTTACTTCACAAGTAGAAAAAATATATATAGCTTTAGATAAGGACGCTCAAAAAGATGCCGTTAAGTTTTGTGAACAGTTAATGAATGAAGGTAAAGAAGTATATTTAGTTGATTTAGAAGAAAAAGACCCATCGGAAATGGGATTCGAAGCTGTGACCCACCTCATTCAAAATACACATCCATTATCTCAATACGATTTAATGGCTAAAAAATTACAATTAGTATGAGTAAGAGAAACATTAAACATTCTTACAACCGTATCTTAGAGATCTCGGAGGATGCAAAACAAATTACAATGCCAGATTCACGTTATTACAGACGTAATGGCAAGTACTATCCTTCAATCACATATGTTTTACAATACTATCCAAAAGGTAAATTCTTTGAAGACTGGCTTAAAAAAGTAGGTTATTCATCTGAACACATTGTTAAAAAAGCAGGTGAAGAAGGTACTCAAGTACACGAAATGATTGAAGACTACCTCAATGGTAAAGAATTAAACTTTTTAAACTCGCTCGGAAACCCAGCATACAACCCAGATGTATGGCAAATGTTCCTTCGTTTCGTTGATTTTTGGGAAACTTATGATCCTAAATTGATCGAAACGGAGGTCCACTTGTTTTCTGATGAACTTAAGGTAGCGGGTACCTGCGATATGGTTTGCGAGATCGATAACGAGTTATGGGTTATTGATTTTAAAACATCCAATAATTTACAAACTACATACGATTTGCAAACAGCTATCTACGCTAAGTGTTATGAAGAATGCTACGGCAAATCGGTTAACCGCACAGGAGTTTTATGGCTCAAATCATCTAAGCGTGGTCCAAAAGATGGACTCATGCAAGGTAAGGGGTGGGAAATTTATGAATCTAAACGATCTCAGGCTGATAATATTGATATTTTTATGACTGTCAAAAAATTATTTGATTTGGAAAACCCAACTCATAAACCTATTTTTACAGAATTTAGAACATCAGCTAAACGAAAGTTATAATATTTATTGTAAACGCGCGTTTATGATTTCACTTATGGAACTTTTAAAAGAAGCACAAGGTGCTCCTAAAGCTATTATTTTAGCTGGTGCCCCAGGCGCTGGTAAATCATCTATTGTAGGTGATATTATTAGTGGACTTAAAGTATTGAATATTGATGATGACTTTATTACTAACCTAAAAGCATCAGGTGTATCATTAGATCTAAAAAAAGCAGACTCTGAAGGTAGAAGTAAAGCTGCTAAAGCAATGCAATCTGCTCAAAAATCATATCAACAAAAATTAGATCAAGAAATCCAAAATAGAGAAGATATCGTAATTGATGGTACTGCTGCTTCATACAATAAAACAAGGCAACTAAAAGAAAAATTAGAAGCTGCTGGGTATGAAGTATTTATGGTTTACGTTTATGCTTCATTAGAAAAATCATTACGCAAAAACGAAGATAGATTTGACCGCTCAGGTGGTGAAGATAGAAGCTTAATGCCTAGTATTGTAATGCAAACATGGGCTAACGTAACTAAAAATTTTATTCCATATTTAGATTTATTTGGTAATAATTTTGTTGCTACTACAAAAGATAAAAAATTAGTAGACGCTAGAGACTTAGAGGATATTATTGATCAATATATTAAGCCTTATATTCCTACTGATACTAAACCTAAAACAGATAAAGAAAAAGCACGTTCAGCTGCTCAAAGAGAAAAACTTGAAGATGAAGTTCGTGATTTAATGTCAAAAGAAAACGTTACTAAAGCAGTTCAACAAGTAGTAAGCGCTGAAGAAGCACAACAAAAATTAAAGTCATTCTTAGCATCGTGAATCAATTAGTTAAAGAACTTATCCGCCCTTTATTAGAAGATAATAGAAGAGTCACTGCTGTATATGGTGGTGGTTTTAAACCTCCTATTAAAGGTCACTTTAACTTAGTAAAAAAAGCATTAAAAGAATTTCCTGAAATAGATGAATTTATTATCTATGTAGGTGGTGGTGTTCGAGATGGCATTACCCAAGAAGCATCTTTGGCTATTTGGGATATTTACACAGAAGTATTAGGTCCTAAAGTTAAAATTGTCCCTTCATCTCAACCTATTCGCGATGTATTAAGATATGCTAAAGATCATCCAACAGAAGAAGTTTATTTTGTAATTGGGTATCGTGAAGGTAGAGAAGATGATTTACAAGATATAGCTTCTAGAACTAAAGATGTAGAAGAAAAATACCCTAATCTAGAAGTTAAAGTAATATCTACCCCAGACCCTGAAATTAGTGGAACAAATGCTCGTAAAGCAGCATCAAAAGGAGATAAAGAAAAATTCATGACCTTTCTCCCAACTGAAATCCCACCAGGTGAAAAAGAAGAAATCTATAATATTGTAGATAAAGCTATTCTTAAAGAACACATGGCTCATACTAATACAATTGACATTGTTGAAAAATGTGCTCAATTAAGTAACCATATGATTCAAAAAGGGTACAAAATTACACCTTTACCAGGTCTTAAGGTTATAGATAGCGACGTAGACAACTCACAAGATTTCTTCGGTAAAACCGCATACTACGATCCAAACGAGCAACTCATC